ATCGGACACGATTTCTCTGGTGGGTCTAGCGGATCTATTGACGTGTCTAAGGCGTGGCCTAACGGGTTTGACAAGGTTGTAGCTATAGCGGCACACAACGGGTTACTCGTGGTCTTTGGTGAAAACAATACGCTGGTGTACGGTGGTGCAGAGAGTCCAGCAACAATGGCTATACAAGACACCATTCCGGGTGTCGGTTGTGTAGACAGAAAGAGTGTACAGAACATAGGAACAGACTTGTTGTTTTTGACGCAGACAGGTCTTAGGAGCTTGGGACGATCTATACAAGAGAAGTCTTTGCCTATTACCGACTTAAGCAGAAACATTAAACAAGAAATGATTGCTAACATTTTGGCTAAAGCAGAGCCTGTTAGTACAGTGTACAGTCCTGAAAACTACTTCTATCTTCTGTGCTTTCCTGATCTTAACCTTGTGTACTGTTTTGATGTACGAGGCACACTAGAGAACGGCTCGTACAGGGTAACACGATGGCCTAGTGTAAACTTTAAGTGTTTCCACAGGGACAGAAACGGAGATGTGTACATAGGCACAACAGCGGGTGTAGGAACTTATGACAACTACTTTGACAACGGAGAGGTTTACCGTTTTAGGTACTACAGTCCCGGCTTGAGCTTTGGTGACCCATCAAGAATTAAGATGTTGAAAAAAATTAGACCAGCAATTATTGGGGGAAATAACACAGATATATTTCTTAAGTGGTCTTACGATTTTTCAAACTCAACTAACAGCAGCACATTTAGAACAAGCAGTTCTATTCCCGGTTTCTTTGGGCAATCAGAATACTCTGAAGCTGAATTTTCTGAAGAAGGGGCATTAATCAGCAGACCATCAATAAACACTACGGGTTACGGCTCAGTAATTAGTGTTGGTCTTGAGACAGACATCAACGGTTTTGCTCTGTCTTTACAGGAAATGAATGTACTAGCACTGGTAGGTAAAACGCTATGATGATGAATTATAATAAGAAAAGAGGTATTTACTAATGGCACATGCATGGTGGCATCCAATTACTAGCGCTATTGGAAGTACTATAAGTAGCGTAGGCGAAGGTCTCCTTACTGGCGCAACAAACGTTGGTCAGTTTGCACAAGACTATTCTGATGTCCTTATGGGCGCTGGCGGTTTAGCTTTAGTTAATAAAGCGTATGAAGATTTAGGAGATATAGGACAACGAGCGTTTACAGGTGTTGATCCGATTGCTCAAGCAGGACTTTCACAGTCTGCTTTTAAACCGTTTACGGTTAGCGTAGGTAGCCAAGCGTTTCCCGGTTCACGTTACACCAGCAGTTCTGTTGGCGTAGGAATGCCTGCTCCGTCTTCGTTTCCGACTATGACTAGAGAAGATCGTTTGCAGCAACTTATGACTGCCCAAGGTTTGTCTCGTGAAGAAGCAATAAGTAATCAACGCGCTTCTTTGCAAAAAGGGTACGACCTTAACAACGACGGCGTTGTAACTGACCAAGAGTTTGCAGCGTTGCGAAGATTAGGAATGACCGGCGGTGGTGCTTTTACAGGCACTCAAGCACCGACACAGTACACAGGAGTTCCTGTAACAGAACAAATGACGACAACACCTTTTGGTGACTTTACGTTAGGTTACGATGAAGCAGGAAATGTTGTTACTATTAATGGTAATCCTATTTCACCACAACAAGCACAACAAGTACAGGGAACTGCCGCTACAAATATGGGTACATTTGGAGGTCCAGTAGGTGCGCTTGGTGCTATGGGGCCAAACCTTCAAATTGACTTAAGCGCACAAGAGCAACGACTGAAGCAAGGTCTGTTAGAAGAAGCTAGACAAAACCTTCTTGTACAAGGGCCAGCAGGCGCTGCTCAAATGCGAACTATTGGCAAGAATGCGCTAACTAGAGGTGCACAGCTTTTACGAAACATTCCTGGTGGATCTGCTATTGACAGAGAAACAGCTGTTTTTAATCGCATCAGGGCAATGCAGAGTCCTGAAGAAGAACGTCAGCGTTTAGCTCTTGAAGAGCGTCTGTTAAATCAAGGACGTTTAGGCGTTCAAACTGCCATGTTTGGTGGTACACCAGAACAGTTTGCTTTAGCTAAGGCGCAAGAAGAAGCACAAAACCAAGCGTCTATAATGGCAATGCAACAGGCTCAACAAGAGCGTATGCAACAGGCTGCTTTGGCAGAGCAGGTGTTGGGTCTTGGTTCTGGTTTGTTTGCGAACCAGCTTGCTATGCAACAAGCTCAACAAGGCATGGGACTTAGCGAACTTGGTGCTGCTTACATACCACAAGCACAAGCCCTTAACTTAGTTCAACAAGGATTGGCAGCTTCTGAATTGGCACAACGTGGTCAGTTGGCTGGTGCAAGTATGTTTGGTGAAGCTAAGATGACTGGTCTTGAGGCTCTGCTGGCTTCAGGTCTTGGTCGGGCTAACTTGATTGGACAAGCAGGCACAGGATTGTTGTCTGGGGCTATAGGTTAAACTGGAGAAAAACAATGGCTAGATTTGGACAAGGACTTATTCAAGGTTTAACCCAGCCTTCTTTTGGGCAAGGTCTGTTTAACTTGGGTGAGCAGTACGCTGAACGCAAACAAGAAAAAAATCAGTTGCAAGCTATTCAAGGTGCTGCCGCTATTGGTAATCAAGGTGTTGCGTTTGCTCAAGCTGGAGATGTTGAAGGTTTAAACAGAACTCTAAAACAAGCACAGGAAGCACTCAAGCAGCCGGGAATAACCGTAGATACTGCACGTATGTTGCAATCTCAAATAAGCAAGTTGCAAGGTTTAATTCCACAAACAAAAGAGATTTCTACTAGAAACTCTGTTAACACAATAATGGGTATTGACGGAAAGCTAGCAAACAAAGAAGCGTTTAAAGCTAGCGAGCTTGCTAAAAACCCAACTATGACAGACGCAGAATTTAATGCAAAAGTACAGCAACTTGAACAACAAAAAACAGATTTGTTAGCAAGTGACACTCTTATTAATGAACAGTACAGGGGTCGTACGTTAGCTCTTAGTCAAGCTATGGCAGCACAAGAAGAACTAGAAGCGCAGAACTGGATAGGAAAAAATAGGGATGCTATAGTTAATGCCGTTAAATCTGGAAACCCGGAGGCGATGCAGGCATCTATTTCTTCGGCTCCTGAAGTTATTGCTGACGAAGCGCAGGATTACCTTGATCGTCAGATACGAAGCTACAACGAAACACTAGATTTACAAGAACGTAGTATCTCAAGGAGGCAAGCCCCCGAAACAAAAAGTTTTCAAGGCCAAATTGAAGAAATAGGCGAAGAGTACGACACTGCAAAGTTAAAGACTTTAAACTCAAATTACGAAGAGTATGTTGAAAAAAACTGGAACGGAAAAAATTGGACTTCTGAAGGGGCTAAAGCAAGGGCGGCAGCTTTAGAACAAGCTGTAATCAACGAGCTTGGTAGAGTTCAAAGCGCTATTAGCGACACAGAGTATACCCAAAAAGTTCGACAGGGCGCTGATGACAGAAACGAAATTAGAAAGATAACACAAGACATAAGGCTGTACCGTCCAAGTGTTGATGCAATAGAAAAAGAAGCAGAAATAATGGCTGCTGAAGATCCACAGTTTGAAAACACAAAATACGAAAATATACCTTTAGAAGATAGACTTAAAATTGAGGCAGAGGCAGAGCAACGTCTAATCCAAGAGTACACAGAACAGCGTCTCGACGTTATTGCTGACATTAATCCTGATGCTGAAATTATCAAAGAATACGAAAGTCCTATTACAGCAGAGGACACTAGCGTTTTGTCGTTGTATTCTGAAGAAGACCAAAAAGTTATTTTGCAAAATTACGAAGATTCGTACAAAGTTGTACCTTTGCAAGAAATGATTAATCGTCTAGAAGTGGATGAAGAAATTGCTGCAACAACTGACGAAGAAAAAGCAGACGCTTTGTTTGAGTACAGCATCAAAGATTTGTCGTTTGAAGATAAACTTAGGGCTAGAGACAGAAGAAGACGAGATAACTTAGGATTTTTTGACAGGCTAACGGAAAGAAACAATTTTAATCAAGGACTTCTTTTTAGGGATTAAAAACTATGGCAATTAGAAGGCGCAGTTCTAGAAGACGTCCACAAGTTTTTCAGCCAGAGTACAGTTCAATACGAGCAGGCGCTATTGACTTTGTTGAATCGGCTGTTGGTCTTGGTGATGAGTTAGACGCTATTGCTCGGTTAGTTTCTGGAGAAGCAAACAGTTGGTCCAAAGCAATAGAAGGTTCTCGTCAAGAGTTAGATGCGTTCGAGCGACGTAATCCCGGTGCTTCCCAGTTTATTACCGGACTTGGTATTGCTGCTGGTCTTTTTATTCCGGGCATGGGCGTAGCTAAGATAGCGCAAACAGGATCAAAACTACAACGTGCAGGAAAGGCAGCAGGCTTAGGCGCTGTTGAAGGGGCTGCTTACGGCTTTGCTTCAGGCAGAGACGAGGAACGTATAAGCAGTGCTGCTTTAGGTGCTGGCCTTGGGGCTGGTCTTGGGGCTGCTTCAGGTGCTCTTTTAACTAAAGGAGCTACGTCAAAATTAGCTAGGGATTCCGAAGAAGCCCAAGAACTTAACACTTCTTTTATCGGTGGCGA